AGAAGAGGTATTGTATAGAATGTATAACAGAAACATATGTCTAAAAAGGTAGAAATATTGGAGGCTGCAAAGCTAGCTATTGATGAATTGATAAAGGTTTTAAAGGAGCCAATAATAACCCATGCTGAAGATGACATAACCGCAGACAAGATGAAGAATGCGGCATCTGCTAAAAAATTGGCATTCGATGATGCACTATCTATGCTACATAAGATAGAGGAGGAGGAGAACGGTAAGGAAGAGGTTAAAGAGATAGATGCTGGAAAGCAGGGATTCGCTGAAGGCAGGGCTAGGAATGGAAAATAACTTATATAAAATATCAAACGATCATATAAGCAAGAACGCTTTAGTTTCTAGGAATAGGGCTAAGAAGTGGATGTATGGATATGACAAGGATTATGACCTTGTTGTTATATCTAAGGATGGCGTAATAGGGGACATATATGACATAAACGGCCTAAAGGTTGGGATACCTAAAGCTCCAGAAAAAATAGAAGGAGAGAGTGATAGATGGGTGGCAAAGGAGTATCCTAAAGAGCTTTCTAAGATAAGAACAATATTCGACTGGAATAGGAGGGATAACACGTTCAAGTCTAAGTATGTAGACTATATAGAGTCTGAGTTTGATAGAAGGGATTACGGCCATTGGTTTATAAACAATGGGAAACCTACATATGTGACAGGGACGCACTACATGTACCTTCAATGGACAAAGATAGATATAGGTAGGCCTGACTTTAGGGAATCAAATAGAATATTTTATATTTTTTGGGAGGCCTGCAAGGCAGACAGAAGATGCTTTGGCATGTGCTACCTAAAGAACAGACGTTCTGGATTTTCATTCATGTCCTCATCTGAGGCCACAAACACTGGAACGATAGTAAGGGATTCAAGGATAGGTATACTGTCAAAGACAGGTTCAGATGCCAAGAAGATGTTTACGGATAAGGTTGTACCTATCGTAAGGAACTACCCGTTCTTTTTTAAACCTATACAGGATGGTATGGATAACCCAAAGACAGAGCTTGCATTTAGAGTTCCTGCCAGTAAGATTACCAGAAGAAATATGGACGAGGAGAAGACCGACGACATAGACGGCCTGGATACGACTATAGACTGGAAGAACACGTCTGACAACAGCTATGACGGTGAGAAGCTATTGCTTCTTGTCCATGACGAAAGCGGTAAGTGGGAGAAGCCTGAGAATATATTAAACAACTGGCGTGTTACAAAGACATGCTTAAGGCTGGGTAGTAAGATTATAGGCAAGTGCATGATGGGATCCACATCAAACGCTCTATCTAAGGGTGGTGGTAACTTTAAGAAGCTATATATGGACAGCGATCCATCTGTAAGGTCTGCAAATGGTCAGACAAAGAGTGGTCTATATTCCTTATTTATTCCTATGGAGTGGAACTATGAGGGATATATAGATGAGTTTGGATGGCCAGTTTTTGAGGACCCTAAGTCTGAAGTTTTAGGTGTGGATGGGGAATATATACATAACGGTGTCATAACCTACTGGAACAATGAGGTGGACGCAATGAAGTCTGATCCAGATGCATTAAACGAGTACTACAGGCAGTTCCCTAGAACTGAGTCTCACGCATTCAGGGATGAGTCAAGGCAGTCAATATTTAACCTTACAAAGATATACCAGCAGATAGACTACAATGACTCACTTATAAGAGACAGGGTTATAACCAGAGGTTACTTTCACTGGAAGGGGGGAGAGAAGGATACCGAGGTTATCTGGACTCCTGATAAGAAGGGTAGGTTTGTTGTGTCTTGGGTTCCTGATCTTAAGCATAGGAATAATGTTATAGAGAGGGGAGGAGTTAAGTATCCTGGCAACGAACACATGGGTTCTTTCGGTTGTGACCCTTACGATATATCTGGAGTTGTTGGAGGCGGAGGCTCTAATGGAGCACTTCATGGTCTGACTAAGTTTCATATGGAGGATGCTCCTTCTAATGAGTTTTTCTTAGAGTATGTAGCCAGGCCAAAGACGGCAGAGATATTCTTTGAGGATGTTCTTATGGCGTGTATATTTTATGGAATGCCTATACTTGCTGAGAATAACAAGGCTAGACTGCTTTACCACTTTAAGAATAGAGGTTATAGAGGATTCTCTATGAACAGGCCTGACAAGCATAAAAAGAGACTCTCTAAGACAGAGTTAGAGATAGGAGGCATTCCTAACTCAAGCGAGGACGTAAAGCAGGCTCACGCATCAGCTATAGAGTCATATATAGAGCAGTATGTAGGCTTTGATTCTGAGGGAACTTACAGGCAGACTGGAGAGATAGGAAGCATGTACTTCACAAGAACTCTTGAGGATTGGGCAAAGTTTGAGATAAACAACAGGACGAAGTATGATGCCTCTATAAGCTCAGGACTGGCCATTATGGCAAACAAAAAGTATGTTTTTGACAATAAGAAAAAAGAATCAAAAATAAGTATTAAATTTGTAAGATATGACAATCGTGGAAACAGAAGCGAAATAATAGAATAATGGATAGATCTTCAGTAGCAATTTATCAATCACCATTCCCAAACCAGATGGCCTCTGACGAAGAAAAGTCATCAGAGAAGTATGGATTACAGGTAGCCAAGTCTATCGAGGGAGAGTGGTTCAAACGTAAGGGTAACACATGTAGGTTTTATGACCAGTGGGGAGAGTATCACAGACTAAGACTATACGCTAGAGGGGAGCAGCCTGTGCAGAAGTATAAGGATGAGCTATCTATAAATGGAGACATGTCCATGATAAATCTGGACTGGAGCCCTATACCTATCATACCAAAGTTTGTTGACATTGTGGTCAATGGAATGAATGACAGGCTTTACAAGGTAAAGGCTGAAGCTCAAGATATAATGTCTGCAGAGAAAAGAAGTGCATTCCAGGACATGATCGAGAAGGAGATGGTGGCTAAACAGTTTATATCTCTTACAAAGGAGCAGTTCGGTATAGATGTTAGTAACATGGATCCTGACAAGCTTCCTACGGATGACGAAGAGCTTTCATTATACATGCAGCTTAAATACAAGCCAGGCGTAGAGATTGCTGAAGAGGTGGCCATAGACACTATATTTAAGATGTCAGACTATCCAGAACTTAAAAAATTATATGATTACGACGTAACCACTATAGGTGTAGGCGTGATGAAGCATGAGTTTCTTGTCAATGACGGTGTCAATATTGAGTATGTAGATCCAGCTAACTGGATACACAGCTACACCGAGAAGGAAGACTTCTCAGACTGCTACTACTTCGGGGAAGTGAAGCAGGTTCATTACACTGAACTTTTAAAGATAAACCCAGACCTTACTGATGAGCAGTTGACAGAGATAAAGAACTCTAGTGCTGCATGGAACAACTACTTTCCAATAATTAGAAATTATCAGGATGACACGTTTCTTAATGAGGTTGTGACACTTCTATACTTTAACTACAAGACGACAAAGAGATTTGTTTGGAAGAAAAAGATACTAGAAAACGGTGGCGAAAGAGTTATACGTAAGGGAGATACATTCTATCCACCAACTGGAGAGGGTGTGCCTTTTGAGGTTATAGAGGCACCTAGAGAGGTGTGGTATGACGGTATACTTGTAGGAGGATCTAACATACTACTAAAGTGGGAGATGATGCGTAATATGGTTAGGCCAAAGTCTGCTTCACAGAAGGCTATGCCAAACTATGTGGCACACGCACCACGTATGTATAAGGGTAATATTGAATCATTGGTTAGACGTATGGTTCCTTTTGCTGATCAAATACAGCTGACACATTTAAAGCTTCAGCAGGTGATGTCAAGGGTGGTGCCTGACGGTGTATTTATAGATGCCGATGGACTTAACGAAGTTGATCTTGGTAATGGAGCCGCATACAATCCTGAGGATGCACTTAAGCTGTACTTCCAGACAGGTAGTGTTGTCGGTAGAAGCTATACGCAAGACGGAGACTTTAATAACGCAAGGATCCCTATACAGGAACTTAATTCTAACAGTGGACAGTCCAAGATGTCTGCACTTATTGGAAATTATAACCACTACATGAATATGATCAGGGATGTGACGGGTATAAACGAGGTCAGAGATGGATCTAGCCCTAACCCAGATGCATTGGTTGGCGTTCAGAAGATGGCGGCATTAAGCTCTAACACAGCCACCAGACATATACTTAACTCAGGACTTAACGTAACAAAACGTATGGCTGAGTGTGTCTCTTTGAGACTTGCAGATATATTGGAGTATGCAGACTTTAGGGAGGAGTTCGCTATGCAGATAGGTAAGTACAACGTCGCAATACTTGACGACGTAAAGGACTTGTACCTGCATGACTTTGGTATATTTATAGATCTTTCTCCTGATGAGGAAGAGAAGCAGGCTCTTGAGGCAAACATATCCATAGCACTGCAGCAGCAGACTATAGACCTTGAGGATGCTATAGATATAAGAAACATAAACAACATCAAGCTCGCTAATGAGATGCTTAAGGTCAAGCGTAGAAGAAGGATGGAGGATCAGCAGCAGCAGAAGCAGCAGGAGATGCAGATGCAGCTTCAGTCTAATCTACAGACACAGCAGTCTGCGGCAGAGCAGAAGTCTCAACTCATACAGCTTGAGGCTCAGGCAAAAGCACAGGTCAAGCAGGCCGAGTCTATGTATGAGATAGAGAAGATGAGGGCTGAGGTTGAGGCCAAGAGAGAGTTGATGGATCTAGAGTTCCAGTACAACATGAAGCTCAAAGGTATAGAGGTTGCAGGTCTTATGGAGAGAGATGGAGACAAGGAGAAGGCTAAGGATGACCGAATCGACAAGCAGGCGAGTCGTCAGTCGGCACTCATTACGCAGAGAAAGAATAACCTCCCTACGCAAAACTTTGAAAGCACTGAGGATTCTCTTGATGGATTTGACCTTGAGTCATTTGGTCCTAAATAGGGTATGAATATAATTAGTAACTTTGTAAAAAATATAATTAAATGGAAATTAAAGTAAAAGCAGTTGACTTTGAAGAGAAGTCGACACAGGAAATTGAGAAAGAGTTGTTAGACAAAGCAGAAAATGAAAACTCTGGAGAAAACGAAGCTAACGTGGTCAGAGTGGAAGAAAGCACTGAGGGTGCCTCCACCACACAAGAGCAAAAAGATATACAGCCGCAAGGCGAAACACAATTACCGTCAATAAAAGACGAAGACGTTCTTTCATATATTGGTAAAAGGTACGACAGGGAGATAAACTCCTTGGACGAGTTGTTCGACCAGCGTAACGCTAACGAAGAGCTTC